TAATTATTGGGATTTAACTGACTACAATAAATTTATTGTTGTTGATTATCCTAAAACTTTAGGCAACGATAAATACTTTGCTAAAAACTCTAAGTACAAAGAATTTCTACGTGACTACGAAATTAGAGTTGGTTCTAAGCTTGTGTCTCAAGAAAACTTTGCTCAACAAGTACGTAAGCTCATTCAAATCAGAGCCAAAGTACAACGGCAATATGGAGTTAAAAAAGGCAAATTAGATCAGTCTAGGCTGTCTCGTATTTGTTTCAATGCTCCTGGATTCAATGAACGTGTTTTTAAGAACAAAATTGAAAACAGAGTTCTTGATGCTGCAATCACAGTGTTAGTAGACATGTCTGGATCAATGGGTGGTGATAAAGCGTTTTTTGCTTTAGCTTCTACATTGTTGGTCAATGAGGTTTGTTCTACTCTTAGTGTTCCTGTAGAGATTATTGGTTTTAGTGATGACTATGACTCTTGTGCAAACATTCAACCAAGTATGTTTATCTATAAGAGCTTTTCTGATCTAAAAGTCACTGAAGAACAAATAAAGGATTACTTTGCTAAAAGCAGTTCGTACATGCACGGTAATCCTGATGGTGAGAACATTCTTTGGGCACATGATCGTTTAGTCAAACGTAAAGAGAAAAAAAAGCTGTTGATCGTTATGTCTGATGGTAGTCCTGCTGCTACTAAAGGCTCTTACGGTTTAGGTAGTTTCACTGAGAAAGTTATCAAAGAGATAGAAAACTCTAGGTTTGTAGATATTTACGGTTTGGGGTTAACAAGTAACTCTGTAGCGTATTTCTACAAAGCTCACAGTGTTGTTAACCAACCTGAAGATATTCCAAGCAAGTTGTTAGAACTCATAGAAAGGAAAATTATCAATGTCTAAATCAGAAAAGGTAGAAGACCTTGTTAAAAAAGCTTTGAAAGAAGCTTTAGACAGAAGAAAACACACAGCAGCAGTCAGTGAAGAGTCTGTTGAAAAGGAACTTACAGAATACTCCGAAGAGATAGTCACAATGACAAAATCTGAACCAACACCTAGCGGAATATTGCCTTATGGTCAAAGATGGTTTTCTGACGTTATTGGGCTAGAAGAAAAATCCAATGATTTTTATGTAACAGTGTTTGAGGATTATGAGTGGGATGAACGTATTGCATCGTTTATTCCAAACATCAACGACAGCTACGTGATTGACAAAGAACTAGCTGCAAACATTCTTAGAGCTTGGGAATTGAACGAGAAGGTGCTCTGCTATGGCCCAACAGGTGCTGGTAAATCTAGTCTTATTGAACAGCTTTGTGCTAGGACTAATCGTCCTTTTGTTCGTGTTAACTGCACTGGTGACATGGACAGCTCTATGATCTTTGGTCAACTAACAGCTAAAGAAGGTTCAACAATCTGGGTTGATGGTGCTGTAACCGAAGCAGTCAAGTATGGTGCTGTGTTTGCTTGGGATGAGTGGGACGTAACTCCTCCTGAGATTTCTATGGGTCTACAATGGCTTTTAGAAGACGATGGCAAGCTTTTCTTGAAAGAGATGCCTGGTAGTACCAAAGACAAACAAATCGTTCCTCACGAGCATTTCCGTATTGTTGCTATTGGTAACACACAAGGTCAAGGTGATGACACTGGTGCTCATGCTGGCACTAACGTTCAGAACTCAGCAACATTAGATCGTTTTGGTACGGCTGTTTATATTGACTATCTTAATCCTGCTATTGAGGAAAAGATGTTGTTAAACAAATGGCCTGACACAATGAATAGCAAATCAGCTAAAGAGCTTATCAAACTTGCTAACTTGATTCGTCAAGGCTACAAAGCTAGTCAGTTTAATCTAACTGTTTCACCTAGAGCTTTGTTTAGTATTTGTAGGAAAGTGTCTGTAGGTTGTTCGTTGCATAAAGCATTTAGTCTTGTGTATCTCAACAAGCTAAATGAAACACAACGTAAAGTAGCAGACGAGCTTTACACTAAGGTCTACGGCATTAGCCGAACTTAAAGCATAAAACCATATAGCCCTCTCTTAACTGGGAGGGCTATTTATTTTGCGTTTTGAGAAAACATATGATTGATAAAAAACTAATCCTAGCTAATGCTCCTAGTAACATTGGAGAGCAAATACATGTCAACCACAGCGGCTGCGAAGCAGGTGAAGACAAGAAGCGAAGGTTATACATCAAACGCACAGACAAGGGCCTTGTGGCGTATTGCCACCACTGCAACGAGTCTGGCTTTGCCAAAGACGAGAACAGCAGACTAAGCACCTGGGTGCAAAAGAAAACAACAACTGTCGCCAATGCGACAGCTAAACCAACACTAGCACCAATAACACCACAAGGAAAAATGTGGCTGCACAGCCATTACTGCTCTTTGTCTGGGGATCACTTCAATGGCATAGCAGGTGAGGGTATGAAAGTTGCTCTTACACTATACAGCCCTGAAAAAGAAACAATTGGTTGGCAAATAAGGAATCTAGAACCTAAAGCAATACCCAAATACACAACGTACTACCACAGCAACAGCATTAGAGGTGATGCAGCTTGGTTTTACAACGGCAACAAGTCTCTGGTGATAACTGAAGACTATCTGAGTGCGTACAGAGTTCATAGAGATACAGGACTTAGTTCTGTAGCGTTACTAAGAACAACAATGTCTGACAAGACGTTGATGCAGGTGTATGACCTTGAGTTCAAGGTCATATTTATATGGCTTGATCCTGATGAAGCAGGACAGAAAGGAACAATAACAGTAAATAAGAAACTAACACATTTTCTTTCAAGAGAAACCAACATAGCAATGTTGGGAATAAACAGAGAACCAAAAGAATGTGATCCAGCAGATTTGTGTCACATACTTTTATAAAGGAAACAGATGGATTATGACGTTCTCTATCTTTGCAGTCAAAGCAAAGAGAACCTAGCAAAGTACAGACGCTACATCAAACCACATGTAGTAACTAAAGAGACAAATGTCATCCTTGATGGCATGGATAAATATTACAAAACATTCCCTGGGGTCACAGACTTTACATGGGATAGTTTTTCTGCATTTCTTATTGCAGACCAAAGCAAACGATTGACTGACGATGCTATTGTTAAGCTTCGTATGACGCTTACTAAAGCAAAGACGTTTGTTCCACACCATGCTCATGAAGAAGTGGTTAAAACTCTTATCGAGTTAGATTACTTAGCCAGGATCATGGAGGAATGTGAAAGAGTCAAAGAAGGTGAGAGTGACTTAGAACACGTTCACATACTAGCAACTAACGCATTGAAAGATGTGGAGAGATACATTGAAAAAGATGAACTCTTTGTTAGTGCTGATTTGTCTAGCATTGCTGATCGAATCAGTTCTTCTGGTTACGAGTGGCGCTTGGATGTACTTAATCGCTCTTTGGGGCCTTTACGCACAGGTAACTTTGTAATTGTTGCAGCTCGCGTAGAAGTTGGTAAAACAACGTTCTTAGCTAGTGAGGTTAGTTACCTTGCTCAACAATTGCCTAAAGGTCGTCCTGTTGTATGGGTCAACAACGAAGAGGAATCTTCTGTTGTGTTTTTTCGTATTGTTCAAGCAGCACTAGGTCAAGAATCTAAGGTTCTTATTGCAGACTCCAAAGGAGCAATGGAATCTTATGCAGCCTTGATGGGTGGTGATAAAGACAAGATACGTGTTACTAAGGACATGAACAACGTTCGTGACTTAGAAACATTATTCAGAGAAGTTAATCCTGGTTTAATTGTATTTGACCAGCTTGATAAGGTAGATGGCTTTAACAAAGGAGATGAACGTGAAGACATCAAACTTGGAAAAATCTACAAGTGGGCAAGGGAACTTGCTCGCAATTACGGGCCTGTCATTGCGGCTTCTCAGCTTAGTGCTTCGGTTGTCGATCTTAAAGACCCTCCGTTTATCGGCATGGATGCTCTCCGTGGAAGTAAGACGGACAAACCAGGTGAAGCGGATGTGGTTATCACAATTGGCAAATATAAAGAACCAAAGTCTCCAGAGGAGGAAATGATACGAACCATCAATGTTCCTAAGAACAAACTCCCAGGTGGAGGAACAAAACAAATGGAATCAGAACGTCACGGACAATACCTTGTGACAATTGACCCCATTAGAGCACGGTACGAATAATTGAAAGGAGTGTGTGGAAAACCATGACCATACCAACATTTGTGGCTATTGACGTTGAGACTACTCTCAATGGCAATGAAGATATAGGACTAGCCCATCCTATGCACCCAGACAACAGAGTAGTTGCTTTTGGAATGTGTCAAGACGAACCATTAACAACATATTTTGTAGAGAACTTTGAGTACAGCATAGATGTGTTGAGAATGTTGCATACAGGAACAGGTGCTGTTCTATGTGGACATAACTTAGCTTTTGATTTAATGTATTTGTACAAGTCTTCACCAACACTCAAATCTAAGTTACAAAACTTTAAGATTTGGGATACACAACTAGCTGAATACATTCTTAGTGCTCAACAAACCAAATGGTCTAGCCTTGATGAATTGTCTATTAAATATGGACTACCTGTTAAAGACGATGCTATTAAGAAGTATTTTATGGCAGGTATGGGTTCAGAAAAAATTCCTCCAGAAGAATTGATTCCGTACTTAGAACAAGACGTAAAGAATACAGTAGCTATTGCTAATGCTCAATATCAATACGCTGTAGATCAAGGGCAATTGACTTTGCTGTTGACTCAGATGGAAGCTTTACACGCAACAACAGAAATGCAATTCAATGGCTTGCACATTGATATGGCTAAGTTGGATACGTATACGGTTGAAGTTGTTAACAGTTATGTTGACGTCAAACTTGATCTTGAAGCATTAGCTGAAGGATTAGTCGAAGACATTAACAGTCCTAAACAATGGAGCCAACTATTCTTTGGTGGCAAAAAGAAAGTTAAAGTCAAAGAAGAAGTAGGTGTCTATAAAAATGGCAATACTAAATACAAACTAGTTGAAAAAACAGTTGTAGTTAAACCATTAGTAACCTATGTTCCTGATCCTGACAAGGTATCTAAAAAGACTGGTCAGATTTCTGTAGATGACTCTGTGTTAAACGATATGCTCAAACATACGTTTGATCCTAGAGCTATTGCAATTATCAACAAGCTTTTGAAATACAGAGAACTGTCTAAGCAGCTATCAACATATGTTCAAGGTCTTAGCAAGAACATCATTGGTGAGTTTATACACGGTAAG